CGTTAAGGTTATAAAACAGATTTCTTTTTCTGTGAGCCGTTTCGAATTGAGTTCAGATTTCACGTATTGCGCCATTGTTGTAGTCTTGCCTGAGCCAGCCGCGGCGAGAACACGGAATGATTCATTTGTTTCTGATATAATGGCTGCTTGCTGTGGTGTTAGTAACATATGTTAGTTGTTAGAGTAACTACTAACGTATAGTATATTCAATTTTTTTATATGCTACATAGAAAAAAGATGCCTAAACAAGAGGCCATCGCTTCCAGAAAATCTGCTGCAAGACATCTACATCCCGCTCAGCGTTGTGAGCGCCCGAGGGAGCCGCCTTATAGAAAGTTGCCTGATACAGTTCATCCAGCTTCGGAATCTTATACAGGTCCCAGGGCTTCGGATACAGGCTCGCCAGCTTGAGCTCATCCTTCGACTTCTGCGCACTACAGAACTCCTGCTTTGAAGGCCAGAAGCTAGAAGGATCAATCTTCAGTCTCCACATGAATGCATTCAAGATGACATTCTTGTCAAATTCCATGTTATGTGCAACAAGATACTTGACCCCCTGGATGTCTGCCTTGAACTCTGATAAAACTGCGAGTAGATCAGATCCCTCTGCGAGTGCCTGTGACTGTAAAATTCCGTGAATCTTTGTTGACTCGTAGGGAATGCTCCAGCCAGATGGGCAAATAAGATAGTTCGCCTTCTTTACCACGTCAGGACCCTCAAATACCCACCAGCAGATCGACACGATGTCAGGCCAGACACCAGGTTCTTGAAGTGCTGAGACTTTGCGTTTTGTAGGGAGACCGGTTGTCTCAGTGTCGAAGAATACAACACGGGATGACATTCTTGCGTTCTGGTATAGTAGTTACTTGACACGTTTAGATGAGTTCAATTTTTACTTGGTTATCATGAAAAATTGAAGTATCACAAATTTTACATCAATTTTCAAAAAAGAAAGGTGGCATGATTTCTGTAAACCCGCAACTCTTCCAACTTCCCATCTCTGAAATTAAGAAATTCGGAAATGAGAATTTGATCTATGGATCTTTAACAAAGAGAGGTCTTGTAAAGATGGTAGAGACTATTAATGAGATTGATGATAGAGACTGTATTGGACTCGATCTTGGATGTGGAGATGGAGAACTCATCTATCATCTACAGACTTTGATGCCTGGTTCAGCCTGGTATGGTGTTGAGATTAGTAGTCACCGTGTCTCATTACAGAAGCGAGATGTGGCAATCTGGGAGGGTGACATGTTAGAGGAAAATCTTAGACCCTATACGGTCTTACACGCAGATAATCTGTGCTTAGTCGATTCGGTAGCTGAATCTCTTGAGAAGAAGATAGCTCGTGAATTTAGCGGTCTCTATATCTCTTATAGAACACCGGTTATTAGAGAATTCTTACGAGTTGCGCAGCTGGTTAAGACTGTTTTAACAGAGACTACATGGATGAAACACCCGATACACTTTTATCTGGTGAACTGAACTGAACTTTTTAAGAAAAAGTTCGCAAAAAGTATATCTGAACTTTTTAAGAAAAAGTTCGCAAAAAGTTTGTAAATTGCTACAGACTATGATATAGCTTGTAGTAATTTATTTTAAGACTGTTAGATTGCTAGATTTGCAACTTTTTTGCGAACTTTTTCTTAAAAAGTTCTTTAAAGTCCACGCGGGAACCCAACGAGGTTGGCACCGAGACCGAAGCCAGCACCCTGGCGAGCCGTAACGGCCATGGAAGGCGTAAACGTGTCGAGGAGGGCAAACGTGGCGAAGGCCGCAACACCGATCGTGAGGACCTCACCGAAGTTGGGCTTCTTGGGGTTGAGGACGATCACGGCGACGAGCGCGACGACGAGGCCCTCGATTAGATACTTGAGCACAGACGTTAGAACATCACCTAGAGAAAAGTCCATGGCTTCTTATACTTGTAGCCTAGAAATTTCTATGGCTGTTAACAGTACTTTAAGATTTCATACTGAATAAGATCAGAATAAATGGCATCATCAAGTGTCAAGGAGGATTTTCTAGAGGAGGACCCTGAGATTCGCAGCCAGAAGTTCGTACTTCTGTCATTCTTGAGCCCTGAGAATGTTCTCGAGAGTAAGGATCAGTTCTTTTTCGGCGAGTTTGTCAAGCAGTATGAGATTGATTACAAGATCCGGAACTTGGAAACTTTCTTGGTTTCCGTTGTCCGGGGAATCAATGATAAGTTTACGAAGGAGGCTGATCGTTTGGAGAGCACGCTAACCGATTCATCTGGATCTCCATCTGTAGAAGACGTTGTATCGATGTGCCGTAAGAGTCGTTTGAATATGGCGGGCATTCTGGAGATGTATCAGACCTTCCTCAAGGAGAATGATGCGTCTGTTAAGAAGACGACGATTAAGGAGTCATACGATGACTTCCTCTTTAAGAATCAAGTGAAGCTCGAGGAGTCATTCTTTGCGAAGAATAACTTCCAGACCACAATTCGTGGATTGAAGGTCCGGGGTGTAACCGGAACGCATGGAGAGGCGGTTGCAATGTCAAAGAAGCTCCAGCGTAATGACCCGATCCATAACATCTTTCTAGGTGAGGTCGGCAAGTGGCTACCGTGGGACCCGAAGCCTCATCAGGTACAGGAGCAGGAATACGCGGAGGATCAGCTTAATACATTGATGAAGGGTTACAAGTCGAATGAAGAGGCTCGTCAGCTCTTTATGACGGAGCAGCGGAAGGAGTCATTGGCTGGCACGAAGAAGGCTGCAACTCTTGATGCGGATGGGGTTCCTGTGACGGTGGGCCCTCTTGATGCGGTTCCTGCCGGTGTAGCCGGTGTAGCCGGAGAGTCAGAGCTCGAAGGCTGGCGGGGGATGTTCGGCGGTGCACCTGATCTAGCTCTTCAGAGAAAGCAGAATCCTAGCTCGTAAATTATTAAAGTAACATACCAATCTGATTATAGGCATCACCCTGGCTCGGTGCGGCAATGCTTACGCAGGAGCTATTCTGGCAGAATGTACCCTCCGCACAGGGTGTTGCCGTACGTGCACAAGGTGCATTTACACCATTACACTCCTTTGCGCCACAGGATGACATATCTGTAGACTGGGGTGCAACGGGTGCATTAGAAAATCCCTCCGCACAAATACCATTGTTACAGGTCTGGCCCATAGGGCACTGCGAATTCGTAGAACAGGGTAGCGTGGCAGACTTTCCTACCCACTTGCGAGGCTGGCTCGGCATCTTAGCGACATTTACGACGATAAAAAGAACGATAGCAACGGCGGCAACCATTGCTATCATTTGTGTCATCTTAGCAGACATTCTCTCTGATTAGTCTATAGTTTTTTCAAAGTGATGCGCAAAAAACCTAGGCATTATTCCTTTGCTAATAAAAATTGATAGCATGAAGATACAACATATTCTTGGTGAATTACATGATGGAAAATTATCTCTAAATTGGCTAATAGCATGTGATGCAAAGAATATCAGTGTACAACTTGCACAAAATTCTGAATTTACAGATACAGCCCGTCATCTCATATTACCTCCAGTAAGCTCATGTATTCTTACAGTTGGTAAAAATAACTGGTATGTAAGAATCGGTGCGTGGATTGGTGATACTAATACGGGTACAATTGGATGGTCTGGTATAGTTGGACCATTTACAGAGAAATCTATTAGAATACCAAATAATGAATTAAAAGTAATAACACCAGAGCCTTCACCATTTCAAGACATTGATGGTCAATCAATTCAGAAGGGATATCGAATTAATACACATACCACTAGAGACCACTATGTAATTATAGAGTCTTCAACAGAACCGCAATTCTTGGCAACTCAAACAAATGCACAATATGCCTATGACTGGGGTAGAGGATATATAGATTGTATAGGGCTCTCGCATGAAAAGACTTATTATATCCGTATTAGTGTAGCGTCTGAGATTCCAGGTATATTTATTCATGATAGTATTCGTAAACTAAGTGAAGGAGTAGTTCTTTCATTAAAAACTGCTTCTAAACCTATAGAGTTTGTAACAAATACTGAATTAAATTTATATCGGAATGGTAAAATATTACTAGATAAAGTAAAAAATACAAAGGGGTATACATTTAAATCATATGCGGAATATATTCAATATAAACTTTTACAAGATAAGCGTCGTTGAACTATAGGGGAGATTTGTCGTATAAGGATATGTGCCGTAGTTTGGCTTTCCACTATATATAAATGTATTTCCCATAAAGAGTGTAGGTTGCATTATAGTATGAGCTTGACTTAGACCCTGTGAAGGAATTGTAAATGCGTGCTGGTGACCAGGATCAGTAATAAGAAGTTTAGCAGGCGATCTAAGTAAATCAGGTTCACCCGCTGTTATATCTAAATTGTCTCCTGCTAAAGTTGTAACTTTTTCACCACTTGAATCACTTATTAAACCGAATGATCCACGCGGAACTTCTCCTGCAGGCCCAGGTGTTCCTGAAGAATCAGGTCCAGCATTTGTTGATATATTAATATGACCTACAGCAGACATCGTAGTACCATTATGATTATGCGCAGGCATCTCTGGAATTGTAAGAACATGTGTCTCATCGCCAATTGAATCACCTAGACTACGCGATGTAAGACCAGATCCATCACCTATAGTTCCAGGAACACGTCCAGCCGGATAGGGTAATCTGAACAGAACACCTACACGACCAAATGAATATTCAATGATACTAAATAAAAAGTAAAATTCATTGACATTTAATAGACGTCCATCACACAATAGCCACCCCATATGGTCAAGGCTAGCAGCTGACATTTTTATATCACCAACAGTTGGTTTTTGATGGGCTGAAAGGGTGCCGTAGTCGCGATTACGCGATGTCATTCTATCTACATACTTTTTCTAAAAAAAGTTTTTCATTCCTCTGCCACGCTTGGAGAAGAATGCCATCGATACATAATATCCAAAAAATATGATTATTATAAATGTTACGATAAGTGTAATAACCTGCATGAATACCTGAAAAAAGCGCTGGAATTGGCAAAATAAACTAGTATCAGTAGAAGGGCACGAGTTTACGGCCACTGCACCGACACCTACGCCAAAACTGGGCATTGAGGAACGCTTTGCCATTATTTTCTATTCTTGTCGTAGGTTTTATGGTGAGGTTCTTAATTTAAGAACCCCTAATGTCAGCGAAGCATATACTTAGTGGCAAAGTATGACATTTAATAGGTCAGGTTCAGACATGCTGAGATTTTTGCGCACTTTTTTTAAAAAAGTGCTGCAGGCTTTGCAGTGCCAGAGCAGAATCCATTTACGCACTGCGTTCCAACCACACATGTCGGGAGATCAACTCCGCAGCGCACAGCAGGAGTTCCTGCCATATTCAAGAATCCCTCACGTTCTACAAGACCAGTGTAGGCCATGACAATCGCTCCAAGTCCAATTATAAATAAGCAAAGCATCATCTGTGTGATCTTCATATTTCTCTATGAAGCTTTAAGAAAAAATTTTCTAAATATACGCCATTAATATATCATTATCAATATGACCATTCAATGTTCTAAACTTATAATCTGGATTTATTGATAAAATAAAATGTTTAAGTTGTTCTATAAAATTAATATTACCATAACTATCTTCTCCCCAAGGAAATGGTTGCATTAGTATTCTTAAATCATCAATTAATATAATATTATCTTTTCTGTCAATAGATTTTATTGCATTTAATTCTTCAAATAGAGGACACTTTTTATTATAATTAGATATGTATTCATTATCAACATGTGCATCTAAAAAAAATAGTGTTTTATTATTAAATATAGATGTATTAACATAATTTATCATATTAGTACTATCATCTAATATTAAAGTATATCTACCTGATATAATATCAGTCTTAAATATTTCTGTTCCCAAATCAACCCAATCTTTTCTAATTTCAATACAAAATAATTTATCAAAATTACATGATAATGCATTTTTACTTGAAATATCTGTACGAGGGTCCCATAGACCCGTTTCAAAATAATTTACACAGTCATGTTCGCTTCTAATTTTTTCTAAATCAAAGTTAATTGGCATTACATGTAATATGTAATCTGGTTTAAGTATTATTACCGCAAGATATAAAAGTCAAGACTATGGTCTTAATTATAATATCTTGCGGTAGTAAAAAATTGATCAAGCTTGCTATACTAAATACAGTATCCAACATGGGATATGAACTCTATATAATGCTTGAGTCGTTTGTTGACATCAATACAGGAATGCCTTGCGTATACACAACTGAGGGAATGCAACTTTTAACATCAACAACATATGTTGTTCCTGAGGAACATCGTAAGTATTTGAATAATCGTGGATGGATCTTTGACCTCTATGTACCTCGATCATGTAAACAGGATATATGTTCATCGATCGATGCTAATTATTTGGCGGATCGAATTCCGAGCTGGGATGAATTCAAGCCGATGATTCCGTCAGATTGGGCTGATTCGTGGCATGAGAATGACCACAATCGATTTAAGAATGCGATGGACTGGTTTTCATCGATGGGATGCTATACGGTGCATTGGTCGTATTGATGAACTTCTTAAAAATCTTTGCAAAAGCTTTCATGCTTCGCTAATAAAAAGCGTAAAGCCAAATAAAAAATGAGTGCTTTAGCACGCTTATCCGAGGCCGCTAGGCCGAGTTTTTGCACGCTTTTTTCTAAAAAGCGTAGCAAGCTTTTTTTCTAAAAAAGCTCAGTTGGACTTCCGCACTTGAATGGCCGGTCCCCTCAGCTTTTGTGATGCCGAAGGATCATAACGATTGATCTCCGCCTCCTCAGCATCCCTATAGTGTGATGCACCATGTGCCCAGAATTCCGGAGCGCCAATGCGGAAATCTCCATGCATCTCAGCCTTGTACCAAAAGATGATATCCTCAAGCTTATTACTCTGTGTGTTGTTGCTTACAACTAGACACTCGTAATTCTGCGTGCACTGGTCCATGACCTGACAGAAGAACTCGAACGACGGAAAGGCTGATCCGTAATTCTCATAGATGCGCTTGCGATTGTTGAGATAGGGTTCACGCAAGATAAAGACATAGTCAACGTTCGTGCGCAAGACGGGAGGAACACCGAGGGGATACTGCATAGTAATCAAGAAGAAGACTTTTACCCAGCGACCATTCAAGAATAGATACCGAACATTGAGATCTCGTGTCCACGTGTCATCGTAGAGGCAGTCATCTAAGATTAAGAATGATCGAGGGTCTATCCGGGATGTTCCACCTCCATTTTGCTCCGTCATAATTTTCTTCATAATGAGCTTCTGTCGATTCACATAATTCTGGACAATGACGGGAGAATAAGCACCATGAATAAAGAGAGGCGGAACCATCTTCTTGTAGAAATCGTTTGACTCCTCTGTACCACTGATAACAGTGCCGAGAGGGAGTGTCTTGTGATGGAATAAAACGTCACGGACAAGTGTGGACTTACCGGTACGACGACGACCGATGAAAATACAGACGGCGTCTTCGGGAATTTGCTGCATGTTGAACTTCTTCAGCTGTAGATTCATTGCTGCTGATGCGGCCATGTGGAGATACTACATGTCGCAGATTAGAAAAAATACGGATCAATGACGCATGGTCTTATTGCGTCTGCTTTTACGTTGTTTTCTGCTTTTCTTTACATTGCATCTACCTCCTGTAGAGGGCACAGTATCACTATACGTAGCATATACAAGCTCATGATCACTTTCATTTGAAACTATCCCTTGACGCTCTTTATAATTGTAGATTTGTATATCTTCTATAGGATTTAAGCCAAACACCTTATCACCCGCATATCTGTAATTTTTTATACTTCCGCGTCCATCGGGCAACGGCTTTTTATTAGGGAGGTCTCTAGGTTCAGGTTGTTCTTTACAGGTAAATGGTAATTCTAAATCTGTATCTTCACATGCACTATCCCAATTATGACAACAGGATTTAGGCGCGGTTCCATTATAAAATATCTTCTTTCCAGCGATTTCTATATTTTTTATTGCATCATAACGGTCATTGAAATCTCCCATTACAAATATATTTGTAGGTTTAATTGTTCCTAAAAACTTGGTAGTTTCTGTTTCTATAGTTTCTTTATTGTTTTTAATCATATATTCATTAAACTTTGTCATATCTGTGCGTAATTTAGCGTCTTGTGCCCCATGTATATTAATTAATAAATAATAATCATTACCTTTCTTTGTAACAACTAATAATAGTGGTCTCCCTAGTTGATTTGGGTTATCTAAATGCATAAATTTGTAAATAATACCAATCTTATTTTCATCCCAAATAATACTTAATCCAGCATCATTTGTTGGTACACTTCTGCTTAGCTGTGTATATTTTGTATTTTTTGATAAATTAATATCAATAAGCATAGTATCAATCGCGTGTGTACCAGTATTATTCCTAAATGTTAAACCAGATAAATTCATTTCCTGTAAGCCAATAACACTTGGTGATTTTTCTAGAATAAACGTCTTTAATAATCCAAGAGCATTATTCCAATATTCACGACGTTCTTCCTTCTTAGGGTTTTTTGCTAGAAATGACCACTCACTTGCAAATCTAGCTGACTCTAGCGGAAGCATTAAATCACTCATAAAACTCATATTGTATGTCGCAATTATATGAGACATAGTAATTGCTCTAATACCGTAAGATATTTTTCATATTTTTGCACAGATTCTTAAAAAAGTGTTTTAGACTTTTTGCAGACTTTTTTCTTAAAAAAGTGCATTAGACTTTTTTGCACACTTTTTTCTTAAAAAAGTGCATTAGACTTTTTTGCACACTTTTTTCTTAAAAAAGTGCGTGAGCATCCGTATATTTTTCTAATGTCCGCAAGTAATGTCCTCTCCGTATGCATCCCTTCAAACGGCGGACTTACCAACACCTGAGATCTGGGATATTAAACCCGCCCCCGCCTTCCAGATGGCTCTCGAAACGCGATTCAAACCTCTACAAAGTACGTATCCCGGTATGATCCGTTTCGCAAAAACAAATAAGCAGAGCAACTTTCTCAGATTCGATCACACCTGGCACCTCGAAGAATTTGTCGGCGATGTACCCCAACGTTCGGGACCATTTACAGGCCGAGCACGCGCCTTCACGAAAGATGGCCTCCCTTCAGAGACTCTTATTGATGTCTCAGGGTTCTGTAAGATAACACATTTGCTCGACGCCTATCGTATGATACAGGGGAATTACCCCATTTCTCAGCACCCTGCACTCCCTTCTCCAAGCCGCAAGTCCGCGAAAGTATATAGTAAGATCCATGATCCCCACAACCAGGCTTATGTGGATGCTGTAGCCTGCTACATGTTGAGCAAATTCCGGGAAGCAGATCATTCCCCCCACTTCTCTCTCTTCTACGGAGCATACCTCGCCATCGCCAAGGAGTATTATTACAACATCACTGAGGAATTCTCAGATATGCGATTTGAAGGCTGGTTCTGGCGCAAACAGAAACAGGGCGTCTTCCGATTACTAGGGTTTGAGGGAGATGAACCCCTATCTGAAGACGATCCTTTGATGGACCCCCCTGATAACTTACCTGATGATAGCTCATGTACTGACAGTGATGATGAGACAAAATCTTTTACAGAACTTTTGCAACCAATAGGTGCTCTTACAGATAAGACTGATGCAGCCAGCATATATTCTGCATCCATTAAGACAGCCTCAACAAATGAATCGGAATCAGCTTCAGAATCAAGTTCGGAATCAATTTCAGATTCTCTAGGCAAGGAGATGAAGTTCTTTACAGCCCTCTCGGAGTTCCCCACAATGCTCATGTTCTTAGAATCAAATACAGGAACAATGGACTCCCTTCTCGAGGAGGGTACACTCGATTGTAGCCCTGGATCCCCTGAGTGGGAAGCACGGTGGTCTGCATGGCTCTTTCAGGTGATTGCTGCCCTCTGTCCTCTACAGAGCCTCTGGGCGATGACACACAATGACTTACATAGCAACAATATTCTGTGGACACCAACCGATAAAGAATTCCTGAACTACAAGACGAAAGACGGTCGTGTATGGCGTGTACCGACATATGGAAAACTCTTTCGAATTATTGATTTTGGCCGCGCCATCTATACACACAATAATGTGCTGTGTATCAGTGACGATTATTGGCCTGAGAATGAGGCAGGAAGTCAATACAACTTCGGACCTCTCTATGATCCGAAGGAACCACGAGTCTATCCGAACCCGTCATTCGACTTGTGTCGTCTATCAGTGAGTATCTTCGAAGCGATGTTTTCTGAGATTCCTGA